GCAGGGCGCGTCCCTCGAGCAGCAGGCAGAGACCGCTCGCCAGCAGTTTGAGCAGTCACAGCAGACATACGCTACCAACAAGCTAGAGATGGACAGGAAAGCCAAGGAAGTGCAGGAGGCTGCCGACGAAGAGCGTCGCAAGGCAGCATCAGCGGAGGCCTCGGCACTTAGAGCACGCACCCGTGGTGGCCGCCGGTCGCTACTCTCAGGTGAACGCATGGACGCAGAGCTGGGTGTGCCTATTAACTTAGGCGCTGGTGGCATGAGGTTGCAGTAATGGCTACCCTACCCCAGTTTAAACAGCGCCAGATAGCACGGCGCAGCACATCAGACATTGATCGACTGGCTAAACAATACAAATCCAGCATCGACGCTATAACAGGTGAGTACCAAACGGCATTTACTGGCTACCAAACAGGCGTGGCAGAGAAGATGAAACCCTTTGAGGCCGAGCTGGCCACATACAAAGAGTCTCTGCTGCCAACCTATGAAGCTCAAAAGACGAGCTACCAAAAAAACCTAGAAAACTACAACAAGCTGCTAGCCGATATAGAGGCCAACCCCGTAACCGAGGCCACTGGTTATAAGCAAGTTAAAAAACCAAGATATGGTTTATTTGGTTTAGCTGGTTACAACACTGTAAATGAGCCGTTTACTTATTACATACCAAAAGAGATCCCCAAGTTTACAGAGACAGCACCCACACCGCCGGCAACACCTATGGCACCTACGGTAGAGGCGTTTGACTCTGGCGAGTTTGCTGCCAAGAAGGAAGAAGTCGAGGGCAGGTTCAAGCGTGAGCTCGGTGAGCGACGCGCTGCCAAGATAGGCGCCGTATCTCGCAGAATGACTAGACCACTTTTACAGGGAGAGAAGTAATGCCAGGCCACTACGAAACAAAAGACGGAAAGATGAAAGACAAAGTCTCTAAGGTCATGCGCGAGTACAAGGCCGGCAAGCTCAAGAGCTCTAGCGGTGACAAAGTCACCAGCCAAAAGCAAGCCGTTGCTATTGCAATGTCTGAGGCTGGCATGTCAAAGGGCAAGAAATGAAAGAGGTCTGGGACAAGCCAAGGCCTAAGGAGCTGGGAAAGCCAAAGGAGCTCTCTGCTGCCGACAAGCGCAACGCTATGCGCCGTGCAGCTAAAGCTGGCCGTCCATACCCCAACCTCATTGACAACATGGCAGCAGCGCGAGACAAGAAGTGAGCAAGTACAAAGATCCAGAGGGTGGGTTGACCGAAGCCGGTCGACGCAAGTTTGAGAGCTCCGGTGAGAGCAAGAACCTGCAGCCTGGTGTCAAAGACAAGAGCCCTGCAGGCCAAGCACTGCGTCGTAAAGGATCTTTCCTGACTCGGTTCTATACCAACCCTAGCGGCCCACTGGTAGACGACAAGGGCAAGCCAACCAGGCTAGCGCTCGCAGCCAACGCATGGGGCGAGTCGCCACCACGCACTGCAGGTGCAGCAGCTAGGCTCGCGGCCAAGGGGCGCAACATGTTGCAGAAGTACGAATTGCAAAAGGATTGATATGGAATACGAAAAAAACAACCCGTCTGGCGGCATGCGCCTAACACCAGAGCAGATCTTAAAGCGGCAGGCCACAGCCCAAGCAAAGAAGGACGAGTTCCAACAGCTGTATCAAGATGCCTATGAGTTTGCCCTACCCCAGCGTCAGCTCTACGGTGTGTGGGAAGGCGGCGCCGTAGGCTCCAAGAAGATGCAGCGTGTCTTTGACTCGACCGCCATCAACTCTACCCAGCGCTTTGCCAACCGGTTGCAGTCTGTGGTGTTCCCACCGCAGCGTAAGTGGGCTAAGTTGGAGGCTGGCTCTGATATACCACCAGAACAAAAGCAACAAGCCCAAGCAATCCTTGAGGTCTACCAAGACAAGATGTTTACCATGCTCAACCAGAGCAACTTTGACATTGCTATGGGTGAGTTCTTGCTAGACCTGGCAGTTGGCACGGCCTGCATGATGGTGCAGCCTGGTGACGATGTGCAGCCGCTGAACTTTATCCCTGTGCCTCTCTTTCTAGTGAGCTACGAGGAAGGCGCAAACGGCCAAGTGGACAACGTCTACCGTCGCATGCGCATGAAGGGTGAGTCTATCCAGCGCCAGTGGCCAGATGCTGAGATATCAGACGATCTAAAGCGCCGCATAGAGAACAAGCCTACCGATGACGTAGAGTTGCTAGAGGCAACCATCTATGACTACAAGCGTGGCGACTACTGCTACCACGTTATTGACAAAGTATCTAAGACAGAGATTGTCTACCGCCGCAGGAAGATGAGCCCTTGGGTGATCTCTCGCTACATGAAGGTGGCTGGAGAGATCTATGGGCGTGGACCCTTGATGACTGCGCTGCCAGACATCAAGACGTTGAACAAGGTTAAGGAGCTGCTGCTCAAGAACGCATCGCTTGCTGTGGCCGGTGTCTATACCGCCGCCGATGATGGAGTACTCAACCCCAACACTGTCAAGATCGTGCCTGGTGCCATCATCCCTGTTGCGCGCAATGGTGGCGCACAAGGCCCAGCCCTGCTAGCCCTGCCCCGCTCTGGTGACTTCAACGTCAGCCAGCTGGTGATCAACGACATGACGCAAAGTATCAAGCGGATCTTGCTAGATGAGTCGCTGCCACCTGACAACATGAGCGCACGCTCGGCTACCGAGATTGTCGAGCGCATGAAGGAGCTGGCTCAGAACTTAGGCTCTGCCTTTGGCCGCCTGATCAACGAGACCATGATCCCAGTCACAGCCAAGATCTTGGAAGTGATGGACGAGCGCGGCCTGATTGACATGCCTCTGCGTGTTAATGGCTTAGAGGTCAAGGTAACCCCAGTGGCACCGCTTGCAATGGCTCAAAACATGGAGGAGGTTAACTCCATCATGCAGTACATGCAGATTAGCCAGAGCCTGGGCACCGATGGCCAGCTAGCTATTAAGACAGATGTGCTGGTGGACTACCTAGCCGACAAGCTAGGGGTGCCAGCAGCTGTGAGAAACACCGCAGCAGAGCGTGCCGTACTCATGGAAGAGATGAAGAACCAGCAGCAGCAGCAAGCCATCGCACAGGCCATGGCCATGCAAGCCCAAGCTGGCGCCGGCATGCAGGCTCTACCGGCACCAGAAGGGGTTATGTAATGGAACCTTTAAAACTAGACGAAACAGAAGAAAATGCTTTTCAAATATGGATTAGAAAAACAGATTGGTTTAAAGAATTTGTCAATGACTATGACGAAGAGCCAGATTTAAATATAGAAGACTATGACTATCGTTTAGCTTGGAAAAGCGGCATTAAACCTGTAAGAGATCCATTTGATAAAGATAAATATCATTGGCCATCAACGACAGAAGATGACATGCCTCTAAAGTCAGAAAAGCATCCTACTGTTTGGAAAGAATATTTTATGCGTGAGACAGGTAAAAATCCAGATGCTTTAGGAATAGCAAGTAAGGAAGAGGCAGAAAATAAACTTGGTATTTCATTAACCCCAAGATCAATAAAAAGGCCTCTATTGATGAATAACAAGTTAGAGGAATAACTATGTCATGGGACGAACTAGACGCCATTGGCCAGAACACCGACATCCGAGATGTTGACCAAAAGAGAGAAGATCTTGCCAGGCTAACCCTGCGGGTATTTAGCTCTGAGGACGGCCAGAAGCTACTCCAGTGGCTTAAAGACATGTATGTGAATGTGCCCATCGCCGTGCCGGGCACAGACCCCTCACACGCTTTCTTTGCTGAAGGGCAGAGAACAGTGGTGCGGGACATCGAGGTACGGATTAACACTGCAAGGAAACTATGACAGACACAGCAACAGTCGAGCCCGGTACATCCGGCCTACTTGACAACGTGCAAGCAAGTGACGAAAGCCAGCCAATCAACCCCCAGTCGGTCGAGATCGACCACAAGGCTGCAGATCCAAGCGCGCCAGCGCCAGAGGATCCTCTAGAGAGACCCGACTACTGGCCAGAAAACTTCTGGAAGAAGGACGACAACGAGCCAGACCTAGAAGGCATAGCCAAGAGCTGGACAGATCTGCGTAAGCAAATCAGCCAGGGCAAACACAAGGCACCAGCTGACGGCAAATACAACCTAGAAGTATTTGGAGAGGAAGCCGAAACCAACCCCATGGCAACCACTCTCTCCAGCTGGGCAAAAGACAATGGATTATCCCAAACTGCCTTTGACGACCTAGTCGGTAACCTGCAGACACAGGCCAAAGAGCTCATGCAAGGCGACATGATTGACCCAGCTGTAGAGATGAAGCAGCTAGGACCCAACGGTGGCGCTATAGTCAACGGCATGGTGGACTGGGCACGTGGCCTGGTCAACAAGGGCGTGTGGTCAAAGGATGACTTTGAAGAGTTCAAGATCATGGGTGGCACAGCCAGGGGCATCACAGCTTTGATGAAAGTCAGAGAGGCCTACGAGGGCAGGGTGCCAACACAGAGCGCACCGCTCGAGGGCGCGCCAAGTAAGGATGAGCTCTATCAAATGGTTAATGATCCTAGATATAAAACAGACACTGCCTACAGACAGAAGGTAGAAAAGATGTTCCACGCTACAATCAAATAACTGCTACAGGAGCAGTTGCCTTTAGCCCCTACTTGCTAGGGGCTTTTTTTGTGTATAATCCAAACCGTTGTAGTCGTTCACAACAAATTGAAAACCGTTACTCATGCATTAGCCCTCTTAGGAGGGGAACGACCTAGTGCAGTAGTAACGGTTTTTTTATTGTCTCGACTCCAGCCGCACCCCACGCGAAAGCAGTGCATTTACATGGATGGCTTGGGATAGAACATAGGGCAGCGCATCACCCCGCTGTTAACCCTACCGAACTGTGTGCGAGGTATCGGGCAAGATAGAGGGACAAGGTGAGACAAGACCTCTATCGAATGAATCGCATCCTTATGGGGAAGCTAGTGTGCTTACGCACATGGGCTTGGGGGAGTACTTCTCACCCTTGGGGAAGTCATGCCCAAAATAAATGTTGACAACAAGTAAAAAGAAATATATATAATGGTGCAAGGCTTATCTGGCAACAGACCCTGACCACTGCGAGATGCAGACGACTGGCTAGCGTAACTAGCAAGCATTGGCCCAGATTACTGGCTTACCGGCGCGAGAACCCTGTTTTTAATTAACCGAATGAGGTATCCCAATGAGCATTTCTTTAAGCAATGCCTTTGTCACTCTATTCGACGCGGAAGTCAAACAAGCCTACCAAGGTATGGCAAAGTTGGTTCCGGCGGTTCGCCAGCGTCGTGGAGTAGAAGGTTCAACTGTTAAGTTTCCTAAAGTCGGTAAGGGTGTTGCGACTATTCGCGTTCCCCAAACTGATGTCACCCCTCTGAATGTTGCATTCAGCTCAGTCACTTTGACTTTGGCTGACTACAACGCAGCAGAGTACTCTGACATTTTCAGCCAAGCCAAGGTCAATTTCGACGAGCGCCAAGAGTTGGTGCAAGTTGTTGCTGGCGCTATGGGCCGTCGCCAAGATCAGATGATTCTGGATGCACTTACCGCATCTAGCACCAGCTTGACCGTCAGCAATGACATTGGTGGCACAGACTCCAACATGAACATTACCAAGCTGCGCGAAGCTAAGCGCTTAATGGACAAGAACAATGTTCCACCTGATGGCCGCAACATCATCATTCACGCAAATGGCTTGGCCAACTTGCTGTCTGAGACCAGCGTGACCAGCTCCGACTTCAACAGCGTTAAAGCGCTGGTGCAGGGCGAGCTCAACACCTACTTGGGCTTTACGTTCCATGTCTTGGGTGACCGCTCTGAAGGCGGCTTGGCTATTGATGCCTCACTTGATCGCAGCTGCTTTGCATTCCACAAGGATGCAGTTGGCTACGGTGAAGGCATTGCCATGAGAACTGAGATCAACTACATCGCTGAGAAGACTTCTTGGTTGGTGAACGAGGTCTTCAGTGCTGGCGCTGTTGCCATTGACGATGAAGGTATCGTCAAGATCACCTGCCGTGAAACTTAATCTAGGAGACTGACATGGCATTTTCAAGCACTGGTTTTGTAACCGTATGCGCTGCCAAATCTGGCAATGCACCATCAATGTATCTGTACAAAACAACAGATACCCAAGCCACGGTTAACACTGTGAGCTACTTTGACAGCATCGCATCGCTGTTAAAAGTCGGCGACATTATTTTTGTCTATGACGCTACTACCCCCAGCCTAGTGTTGACTTACGTCAACGCTGTGTCTTCAGCTGGAGTGGTTGACATTGCTGACGGTACAACCGTAAGCGCAACAGATACCGACTAAATCGGGTCTGCTGTAAAGAGGCCAACTTCTGCCATTAGCGGAGGTTGGCCTTTCTCACATTGAGAGGTTCAAATGGCTGCTGGTGACACTGGTGTATCGATCTGCTCTGATGCCTTGCTCTTAATAGGAGCGAAGGCTATATCGTCTTTTAACGACGGCACCGACGCATCGAGCGTATGCGACCGACTCTATCCAGATATTAGAGACTCCACCTTGGTGATGTACCCGTGGAGCTTTGGCATGAAGAAGGTGCAGCTGGCACAGCTCATCACAACCCCTACATCTTTCTGGCGCTATGAGTATCAGCTGCCAGGCGACAAGCTAGCCAACGCACGCATGGTATACAACCGCTC